GGTGCTCCTAGCAGTGTAGACGGTGTTAGTCTCACCACCGGCGATCGTGTGTTGGTTACAGCTCAAAGCACAGGCAGTCAAAACGGACTGTATCTTGTGACCACCTTGGGTTCTGGCAGCAACGGAACCTGGGCCAGAACTTCAGACGGCAACGAAAACGGTGAAATTGAAGCTGGCATGATTGTAATGGTCACCGAAGGTGTGATCTATGCCGACACACAGTGGAAACTGATCACCGACGAGCCTATCACGATCAATACCACGGCCCTAACGTTTACACAAAACTACATGGCCAACTCGATTTCGGGTGGCACATCAAATGTTGTGGTCAACTCAAATGCCGCTGTGACCATAAGCAGTGCTGGCACAGCCAACGTGGCTACATTTAATGCTACCGCGATCACAGCTGCAGCCAACATCAATCCCTCGGCCAATGTGACCTACAGCTTAGGAAATACCACCAATCGTTGGAAAGACATCTGGCTGTCCAATAGTACCATTTACATGGGCAACATCAATCTGGCTGCCACAGCAACAAGTCTGACTGTGGACGGAGCGCCGGTACTCACTGGTGGCGCAGGAGGCAATACCGTAAGTGTTGCAGGCAACATAACCGGTGGTAACTTGCTCACAAGTGGTCTGATCACGGCCACTGGCAACATAACAGGTGGCAACATACTTACAGGTGGTTTGATTTCAGCTACTGGTGCCATAACAGGAGCTGAAATCACCGGCACAAGTTTGACAGTCTCAACCGGCAACATCACAGGCGGTAATTTGTTGATCAGTGGTGCTATTGTTGATTCAACCCAGTTGGACATACAAACAAGTGCTAACAATGCCAATATTGTGTTTACTCCAAATGGTACAGGCAATGTCAACATGACTACAGGCCTAAGTGTAACTGGAAATGTCAGGGCCAATAATTTCATTGGGAATCTAACAGGAACTGCCAACACTGCAAACTTCATATATGTAGTTGAATCTCCAGATGACAGCGTAGCCTACAATTTACCTTATGTAAGCCCATCGGGTGTCGCCAATACCTATAGACAACTATACAGCGATGACACAGGACTAACTTTCAATCCCAGCACCAATACGTTAACTGTTGCGGCAGCCACTCATAGCACATCAATGTCTACGCCTAATGTGGCAACTACAACTACCACTGGCACTACTAGTCTATTCACTACCATAACAAGCGGCACACTCAACATGATGACCAGCCAGACCAGTGGTCCTTTGACCATTGGAGGCACCGCTGCCAATGGTGCCATAAACATTGGTCGTAGCACTGCAAATCAAACCATTGCCATTGGCAACGGCATTACTGCATCTGCATCAGTTAAAACAATTGATATAGGAACCCTAGGTGCTGCCAACTCAAACACCAATATCAACATTGGTCCAGTGGCCGGCAATTCAACTGTGCAGTTTTTAGCAAATGCCCAAGTAGCTATTGCCAACACCGGCGGATCCGCACTGAGTGTAGCTGGCAACATCACTGGCGCCAACATAAGAACAGCTGGACTGGTAAGTGCTACCGGATCTGTAACTGCCGCTTCAGTAGTCGGTGGAGTGATAACCGGCACTTCAACAAGTGTCACTGGAACTACTACTGCCGCTTCAGTTGTAGGTGGAGTGATTACTGGCTCAAGCACAAGTGTCACTGGCACTACCACAGCCGCATCAGTGGTAGGTGGTGTGATCACTGGTACAAGTGTATCAGTTACAGGTGGGATAATTGCTGGAACTGGTGGCAACATCAGTGGCGGCAATCTTACTATGTATGCTGGTGGCCTTATAAGTACCACCGGTAACGTTGTTGCTGGCAACCTGAATGTAACAGGTAATATTGTAGATACAGGTGAATTAACAATCATTACAGGCTCAAATGGAAATATTGCGTTAGCTCCAAATGGCACCGGCAATGTTAACACTGGCGCCAATATAAGTGCTACAGGTAACGTTACTGCCAACTACTTCATTGGCAACGGTTCGGCATTGACTAGTATTGTTGCTTCCAGCATCAGTGCCAATAGTTTAACAGGCACTGTATTGAATTCAGGCGTGGTCACATCAAGTTTAACCAGTGTTGGTACACTAACAAGTTTATCAGTGAGTGGCAACCTCACCGCCGGCAACGTTTCAGCAACCAATCACACAGGTACTACAGTAAGTATTACAGGAACTGTCACTGCTGCATCTACAGTAGGCGGTGTTATCACTGGTTCATCTGCATCAGTTACAGGAACCGTGACCGCCGCCTCAACTGTGGGTGGCGTGATCACTGGATCAAGTTCTTCAGTAACTGGCACGGTATCAGGTGCCAGTGCCAGTGTATCAGGTGGCGTTACAGCCGCCTCAGTGGCAGGTGGAGTAATTACCGGAACTTCGGCGTCAGTAACAGGAACAGTGACTGCCGCATCAACTGTGGGTGGTGTAATAACTGGATCCAGTGCTAGCCTAAGTGGCACTGTAACAGCCGCAAGTGTTGTGGGTGGAGTGATAACTGGGTCAAGCACATCAGTAACTGGTGCTGTAACAGCCGCAAGTGTTGTGGGTGGAGTGATAACTGGTTCTTCGACCAGTGTCACTGGTACACAAACAGCCGCATCAACAGTAGGCGGTGTTATAACTGGTAGTTCTGCCAGTGTAAGCGGAACGATAACAGCTGCTAGCACAGTAGGCGGTGTAATCACAGGCACATCAACCAGTGTTACCGGTAATGTAAACGGTGCCAACATTGTAGCCTCTACCGCATTGACCAATGGTAATATTACTATCACTGGCGCTAACATTGTCAGTACCGGTCCAACATTGACCATTGATCCAAACGGGTCTGGTGGTATTGATGGCAATGTGATTATCACAGGCAACTTGAGTGTTACTGGTAACGTAACCTACATTAACAGTAATAACGTCACTACAAATGACTTGACCATTAACATGGCCAACAATGCTGCCACTGCAGCCGCAGCCAATGGTGGCGGTATTGGGGTTGGACCAGCTGGCAGTGAATATATTAGTTTGACCTACAACAGCACATCAAATATCTGGGTAGCAACCAACGGGTTATCATCGCAAGGAATATTAAGTGCAACTGGTAACATCACGGGTGGCAACATCAGTGCTACTAATCACACAGGAACCAACGTAAGTGTAACAGGAACTGTAACGGCTGCTAGTACCGTGGGTGGAGTTATAACTGGATCAACGTCCAGCCTAAGTGGAAACGTAACTGGTGGTAACGTCCTAACTGGTGGTCAAGTAAGTGCTACAGGCAATGTCACTGGTGGTAACGTCCTAACTGGTGGTCAAGTAAGTGCTACAGGCAATGTCACTGGCAATAATATCATTGGGTCTAGTTCAGTTCGAACTGTTGGTTTTATGTCGGCCACTGGTAACGTCATTGGTGGTAATATCAATACCACCGGAGCTGTAAGTGCCACCGGCAACATCACAGGAAATTATTTCTTAGGCAACGTATTCTACGCCAACGGTATCACTGCCAGCAAAATCTACAATGGAACCAGTGAAGCCAATGTTGGCACCAGCGGTGGCAATGCCAACATCAGCATAGGTGGAACAAGTAACGTAGTAGTATTTGCCTCAACGGGTGAATACGTAACAGGATTGTTAAGTGTTACCGGTAACATCACCAGTGGCAACATCAGTGCCACTAATCATACTGGAACTAATGTAAGTGTAACCGGCACAGTTACAGCCGCATCGACTGTGGGCGGTGTGATCACTGGGTCAAGTTCTAGTGTTACTGGTACACAAACAGCAGCCTCTACAGTAGGTGGAGTCATAACTGGATCCAGTGCCAGTGTAAGTGGTAACGTAACTGGCGGTAATGTCTTAACAGGTGGTTTAATATCTGCCACTGGTAATATCACTGGTGGTAACATAACAATTCCAGGATCAGCCAACATATCTACTTTTATAGGTAATGTTTTCTTTGGCTCTGTGCCAGCACAGCCAACATGGTATACTGTTGCTCCATTAAATCTTAACAACAGTTTAGCGGCTGCAACAAAAGTCCAGTTAAATTTAATTAATACAGGCGGTGGTGCAGGTGCTGGATCGGCAATTGATTTTTACACCTATCAAATTTCAGTTGCCGCGGCCAACGCAGAAGCCAGAATAGCCGGAATTGATGACGGTAATTATTCAGCTTATCTTAGTCTTCAAACAAAAACTCCGGGTAGTGTAGGAACCAATGGATTAGTTGAACGAGTAAAAATTGATTCAACTGGTGCATCGGTCGTTGCTAATATCACTGGTGGTAATATAAGAACCGGTGGGTTAGTTAGTGCTACTGGTGGTGTTACAGCCGCTTCGGTAGCTGGCGGAGTTATAACTGGTTCAAGCATATCAGTCACTGGCACTATAACAGGTGCGTCAGTTGTAGGTGGCGTAATGACCGGTAGTAGTTTAAGTGCTAGTGGAAATGTCACAGGTGGAAATATTCTAACCAGCGGCCAAGTAAGTGCCACTGGCAATGTAAGTGGTGACAATCTGAATGTAACAGGTAATATTGTTGATACAGGTGCATTGACAATTATTACAGGCAGTAACGGAAACATAGCATTAGCCCCAAATGGCACAGGCATAGTAACTGCTTCGGGTGCATTAAGTGCCACAGGCAATATTACCGGCAGTAATATTGTTACAGCAGGACAAGTTTTGGCTACAGGCAATATTCACGGCGCTCTGATCAAAGCGTCGTCTAACGTTGAAATACAAAATCGCGGTATACTCTATCTCAATGACAGTGACAACAGCAACTACATAGGACTAAGATCACCGGCTACACTGACTGGAAATTTTACTTATATATTTCCTACTGGTTATGGCAATGCCTCGCAAGTTCTCACTACTAACGGAGCCGGTGGACTAACGTGGGAAGATCAAAGTGGCGGTGGTGGCAGTTCAGCAACAAGTTATCCCAACAGCACAGTAAGTCCTGTTCCGGGTTCTACTGGAAATTTTGATCTTACCTTTAATTTCGTACAAACCTCGCAGGAAATACCGTTTGAAACATCGGCCACTGATGCTTTTGGAGTAAATCTTGGCGAAGTTTATAGTATGATGGATCCTGGAGGAGAAGTATTAGAGCCCGTGGATTTGGGTGTGTTAACTTAAATAAATAAAGAAACAGGAGAATTCAATGCCAACAGTCTTACAGTTCCGTAGAGGAACCACAGCACAAAATAACTCGTTTACTGGTTCAGCCGGTGAGTTGAGCATTGACACGGATTTAGATGTAATCAGAGTGCATGATGGATCAACTCCTGGCGGATTTGCACAAATTGGCGCCAACGCTGTTCAGTCAATGTCAAATAAAAGTTTTATCAACGGTTTTGAAAACGCCAGCGCCAATGGTGTGGGTAACATAGGAAACTCTACAACATATTTTAATACTGCGTTTGTTAAAGCCACCTCGGCACAATACGCTGACTTGGCTGAAATGTATGTGTCCGATACTGTTTATGCACCCGGAACTTTGGTAGAGTTTGGCGGTAATCACGAAATAACCACTACAACCACAACACATTCTACACAAGTAGCCGGCATTATATCTACACACCCGGCATACTTGATGAATGCCACACAAGCAGGCGAGCATCCGCTTGAAGTTGCCTTGGTTGGACGAGTTCCTTGTTCAGTGGTTGGCACCATACGCAAAGGAGATCGCTTGGTATCCAGCGACCTGCCAGGCGTTGCTCAAGTATTAAATATTGATTTATATCAACCAGGATGCATTATTGGTAAAGCCTTAACAGAATACAATTCAACTGAACCGGGAGTGATAGAAGTAGCAGTAGGAAGGTCATAATGCAAGCTAGATATCGCACAGACTACGCTGGCGAATTTGTAATACTAGAAACTCGATGGGGCGCTGGTAAAAAAGAAGAAACACGTGAATGGATTCCAAATCCCATTGAGAACCATCACCTGTCAGGTCGCGCAGCCTGCATTGGCAGTGACTTTGATCATTGGCAGTTTGATTATACACGACTACAACGTCACCGTGGTGGCCTGTTGGGCAGTAAAAAATTACAAACCTACGGAACCGGATCAATTGCTCAACAAATGCGCTTGGACTTTGCAGTAGAAACCAATACCAATAATTTAGCTGCAATTTTAGCAACAGGTTATCAACAAGACAACATTGTGTATACCACTGCACGTAATTGTATTGCTAATCCGGGAGAATTTTATTTAATCCCGTACAAACCCAGATTAATTGATATGACCATTGCAGTGTATCTTGCTGCATTCGACGGTCACCAAGAAGTATTCTTATTGGGTTACACAGATGAATCACCTGGCGATTCATTACACTGGCAAGCTCAACTTGCTGATGTATTTTTAGCTTATCCTGGAGTTAAATTTTATCTAGTAGGAGAAAGCACACGTATGCCAGATGTCTGGGTTGACTGCTTCAACACACAAGTTATGACCTATTTACAGTTTATCAGTTACTGTGATGTATAAACACTGGATTCAATAGTTAAAATTTTATTTTGCACAGCTTCAAAATTTACAGTTGACCAAAGTCCTGGATGCATGGGTTTGGGCCATGTGCCCGAGTCAATCCATGCATAGCCTATGTGTTCGTAATTTAGAGTGGGTTGAAATTCTTGATTCACAATGCAAAAAAATGTATGGTATTCAAATCCTGCATCTGTTGTAGTGAACTTTTCCAACGGCATCATGCGAACATAGTCAGGCATTGATCCAATTTCTTCTTCACACTCTCTGACAATAGCCGTCATTAAGGTCTCACCCAATTCTACACGCCCACCCGGTAATCCCCACGATCCAGGATGCTTTGAATCATTCCGCATGAGATACAGATAGCGGCGAGTATTGGCCGCATAAAACCAAACTCCCACTGCTTTTATAATACTAGACTCCATGTGCCTCCAGGATACAGGCCTTGATATGATTTGATCCAAGTATTTCCAGTCCATTGGTATTGTATTTCTGTTGTGATATTTGTGACATACTGTATATTATCTGGACTTGATGCCGAGTCAAAAGAAATCAACCACCGTGCGCCATCATACTCAACAATGTCGTTGGCACGAGCAACCAATGGTTGTCCACTTGTGCCAGCCCAGGCTTCGGCATATCCTTCGTTGAATGTTCCTGTGTCTTCGGTAAACAAATAACGTTGTCCAACTGACGGCGCAGCCAATCCAGCATTTGGACCACTGCGAAGTGGATCAATTACGGCTGTTACCGGCTCTAATGTGTTGCTAGGAGTTGACCCAGCGTCTACAGTAAACAGCAAAAATCTGTCGTCAGTAGGATCGTAACTGACATGTCCTATGACCTCGGTGCCATCATCTTGTTCTAATTTGATATAACTGATGCCGTCTCTTAATACACCGTATACTCCAACAACATTATGCCATAACAAATTGCTTTCAGGACTGTCGGGTGGATCTAAACTGCCATTGGACTGATCTACAACCTGTTGTTCACGCAAGGCCTGTAACTTACCAACGTTTCCGGGACTGCCACCAATCAACAAGGCTTGATATCCGTAAGGTGTAATTACTTGTCGTGTGCCCAACAACAAATCATTGTCAAGAATAGCATTACTGGCATCACCGTTGGCATCAAACACACTCATAACAATGCGTTCAACTACGCCCAGTTTCTTGACTTTGGCTGGACTTGACAACCAAATTGGTATGCTAAACGTAAGTGTAGCTATGTCTATAGGGTTTTCGGTTCCTATCGGAATGGTTCGATTACTCCATTTAGTTGATTCAAGATTACAAACAGTAAGACTAGTCCAGTCGATGAAACTATCAGTGCTTTGTATTTCTAATGCAGGATTAAACAACACTAGAATTTGTTCTAGTATCTGCATCTTTTGATTGGTGTTTGATGTCCATATGTCCAGGGCAATGGTCAACTTGTATGGCACAGGCATCAAGCGTTCAATGGTAAACGCATTGCCTTGAGTGGTTTCGTAACTGTCAGTGGCTTCATCATAGGTGCGTTGGCGAACCCGCATGTTACTTACAAAGTTAGGTTCCTGCATTCTTGGACGATCATAATCAAGCCCTGTAACATAAAAAGTCATCAACGGTGTAGCTGGCATATCATTGGCTGAATTTTGTTGCATGATAGTTTGTGCCTGTCGACTAGCATCGCCATAACGAACCGGTACACGAATTAAGGTGTCGTTGATGCCGGCCTGATTGCGGCCGTATTCTACACTGAAGTTACTAAAAATTCTAGCAAACTGCAATAAGAATCGGCGTATTTGTTCATCGTAAAAAAATTGTGCCATTATCGTCCTGGGGGTCTTGGGTTGGGTGGTGTAATGTTGCCACCTTGACTGCCGTTGTCGGCCTGTGGTTTGAGTATTTGGCTAAGACTTTGGCGACTTGGAATGTTGCCTTGATCTGTAGTAGCAACAGTGTATGTATTGTTGACAAAGCTAGCCCGTTGAGTTAATGCACCCGAGGCCAAGTCAAGGTCGGTTCGGACATTGTCTTCAATTTTGATCCATGATGTACCACTAAATCTAAACAGTCGATTAGGAAAATAATCTAACCGCAGTGCATAATCTCCAGCTGCTGGATTGGGTGGAAAACTTACACCTGGTGTAACTGGCAGTCCATTGGGCGCAAATCCATCTCCGGTCAAATAACCCATAGTATAACCAAAGCTCTTGGGAGTATTCCCCTCGCCGGTTTGAGTGCTGTCCACTGTGGGATAAGTATCGTCAGCAGTAATACCAGCACCAGCAGGTTGTCCGTCAGCAGTTGGTAATATGTAGAATTTTGTAACGTCGTAGCCACTAAGTGGAACATCGGCCTGAGCCTGTACCAACAATGCATCATTGATTTCCAGATCTTTGGGTCTGGTACTCATTTGATCGCCCACTGTGGTAGGATCAGTTACTTCTTGCCAATAGGTTGTATTAGTAATATCAGTTCCGGGCGGCACATTTTGTTGTGCAACATAATATGTGCCACCATTATTGACTGTTTCGCCACCGGGATAAAAGTTACCCGAATCCCAGATGTTTTCTGGCATAAATGGTTCGTTAATAATTTGACTATATTCTTGAGCATTGACCAGTGGTGTGGCTTTGATTCGCCACAAGTGAGGTAACCAAGTTTGACTAAATCCTTCACTTGCATAATTACCATCCTGTATTACGTAGTATCTAGGTAGTGCTTTAGGAATCGTACGATCCAGCGGATGGTAGTCTTTTAAATTAGGAACTTCAATTACATCACCAACCATTAATTTGCGACCAAATGTGTCAATCATGTTGTTGTAGTGAAATGTAATAAACAAGGTATCGTTGTTTAAAAACAAGCCAAATTGCGTTAAATCAAAATCAACGTCTTGTGTTCGATACACACCACGCATGACATACACATCTGGGTCATAGGCTCGATCACGATTTTCCAACAA